ATATGCAAAACCTTTCGAAGGTGTGCAGGTTAAGATTCCTTATGAAACTGGTATGAATCCGTATAGTGGTCTAGTTGAATTGTTTGAGAAGAAGAACTTGTTAGTTAAGCAAGGTAATCGACTCAAGTATATTAACCTAGCAGGTGAAGAAGTTCTTGAATATCGTAAAGCATGGATGATCGGTGGCAAACTTGATCAGATCATGATGGAATATAACGAGAAGATGAAGCCTGTGGTAAATACCGAAGAAGTCGTTGATGTTGATATTAACGATAATGTTGAATTAGAACTTACAGGACAGGAGTAGCAATAATGGAAAGTGCGCAAATTGTTGATATTTGGAATGCGTTTAAAGCTGATATTGATAAGAAAAATCTCGAGAGTGTAGCTGAAAGCTATATTGATACATGTGCTGACTACGGTGCAGATGATCAAACTTTTAGAGATGCTATGGGTACTGACGAACACTTAGACCATGCAATTAATTATTATTTAGATGTCACCGAAGAAGATGATGAAGATAGTATATTAGACGATTGGGATGAGTGATGGGTTACTACTCTGAAGTTTCTAGAGACATTAGTAAAATCCCAGAAGCTATTCAATACTTTGAAGACGAGCTAATTGAAGCTCGTCTTGATGTAAAGCTGAAAGGCAATGTTGAACGTGCCGCGGCAAATATGCCCGGTATCGTTGAACAACGTTTTAATCAACTTCAAGAGATAGAAGCAATCCTTAACTACTTAAACATTGAGCTACGCAGATTGCGTAGTTCTTTTTTTAAGAAATATCTCGAAAACTACCAACGAGCTCTGTCAAGTCGTGACGTTGAAAAATACGTAGACGGTGAAACAGATGTTGTTGACTACGAAAAGATTATTAACGAGTTTGCACTTATGCGTAACAAGTGGTTAGGCTTACTAAAAGGGCTTGATCAGAAGCAATGGCAAATTACTAATGTTGTCAAATTGCGAGTTGCGGGTATGGAAGATGCATCACTTTAAATTTCAAATACCAGTACGTTCAAAAGAGTTACGAGGACAACTGTTCTCGTATCTCTACGACAACTGTGATGTAAAAACAATATCACATCCTAATGAAATAGAACAAGATAGATACTTGGCGTTTAGCCATCCATTTGACGACTGGGTATTTGATGCTATTATTAAAGATCCTAGTTTAAAGTTTTTCCATTTAGATAACGGATACATAGGCAACCATTTACACAAGACTCCTGAATACTATAGAATTAGTTATAACTGTTTACAAAATACACAAGTACGCCCAATTAACAATAGTAGAATTGATCGTCTTGCACTAGACAGTAATTTATGGAATGAATGGAATAGCGATGGCGACTACAACCTTTTAGTAATGCCCAACAAGAGTAATATCTTTAAATACTTAGGTGAAGATTATGATACTTGGAGGAGAGACACTATTAAACATTATGAAAGTCTCCCAACAAAATTAATTATACGAGAAAAAGAAGGTAAGCGCAGACAACGATTTAAAGAAATATTGCCTATGATGTTAAATGCTAAAAAGGTAATTACATATCATAGTATGGCTGTTGTCGAAGCATTATGCTTAGGAAAGCCCATTGAAGTATTAGGACAAAGTGCAGTACAGAATTGGCAGAACCAATACGGGTTTGATCGCACTCCAATGTTAGAACATATTGCACATAGTCAGTTTAGTCGAGATGAATATGCAAGCGGCGAGGCTTGGAAAATAACAAATGAATATCAAGTGGAGATATAATGTATACAGAAATAGATGGGTGGCGCTCAATTAAAAATGACATATGTCTTAAAAGTGCAAAAAAACAAAGTGCAGGAAATATTGACAATTATCAAAATATAGAACTATCAACAGCATTTAGTCATTGTGCAAAATGGAGAGTTGCTATTGACGTAGGTGCGCATGTTGGTATTACAGCGTATCAATTATCAAAAAGTTTTGAGCATGTACATGCGTTTGAAATCAATCCAAAGATTTATAACTGCATGATACACAATTTAGATACTAGAGATGTTACAAACGTAACAACTTACCCAGTAGGACTAGGTGCAAAAAAAGAAAACGTTTCGATTAGAACAACAAATAAAAGTTTTAGTACACATGTAAACCCAGACGAAGAAGGCGGCAAGATACCAGTAATGCCATTAGACTTCTATAATATACAAGACGTTGACTTTATTAAAATAGACGCAGAAGGATATGAACCATTTGTTGCACAAGGAGGATATGAAACTATCAAACGTTGCTTACCGATTATTCTTTACGAGTGCAAGGACCATCCGCAACGCTATGGACACAATGCCGATACTATTAGACATATACTTGCACCGTTAGGATATAGGATGATTAGAAAAATAGGACGTGGAGAGAAAAATGCAGTTATCGGGTTCCGCCCGGGAATGGCATCGGATGTTTAAACTCCCTGAAATACAAGGGCACATTTGTCCAAAAGAATACAAGGATGTTATTTACTTTAGTTGCGACTATGAGTACTTTTATAAACACGGATATGCATTGGCTAAAAGTATATTTGGCACACTAGGATGGATGCATGTACACGTTCATATTATTAATGAAGGCAATATTGATCATGTGGTACTAAAAGAGTTTACTAAGTTACATTCCTTTACATATACTTGGGAAGATGTTACTCCGCAATTTTATATAGATTTACCAAAACGATTACATCAGATGAGAGACGGATATTCGATATTTAATATTGCAGATCCTGACTACGTTGCAAGACGTACATATCTAGCAAGTGTGCGATTTATGAGGTTACCTCAGTTATTTAAAAATGAAGATACACATGTATTACAAATAGATTGTGATAGTGTGCTACGTACTGCATTCCATCAATCTGTATTTAGAGAGCTTGCTAAACACGTTGGCGTTATGCCTAAGCCTAAAGATCCTGCTACCTTTATTGCAAGTGCAGTGACATTAGGTACTGGACCAGTAGGGTTAGAGTTTAGAGAGTTGTTTTCTACACGGCTTATCGAAGGGTTTGAAAAAGGTTGCTATTGGTATATTGATCAACATGTACTTAAAGATGTAATGAAAGAGTGGAAGGTAGTGCGCAACAAACCACACAATAACATTCCGTTTAAATGGAACTGTTGGGGGATTAAGAAAGACGATATCTTTTCAACAGGCAAGGGTAATAAAAAAGAAACTACAAAATACAGAAAAGCTCAACTTAAATGGATGCCCGATGACTTGTATAATGCTTCACTAAAAGAGATTCAAGAAAAAGATGGATCTTAATTTAGGATATATAATTTACTTGCCTGACTATCCAGAAAGTGTACGAATGGCAAATCGTGCATTGGAGACTGGACTTGCACACGGCTGGAAGTTGCAGTTGCACGAAGGTGTAAATGGAATGAAGACAGGCTTAGTTGATTACAACTTAGTACCAACTGCTCAAAGCAAAAAAGCAAAAAAACTATTGCAACGACCAGGCACACAAGGATGTTTTTTAAGCCAATATCTCTTGTGGCAAAAATGCCACGAAACAAATACACCAATATGTATATTTGAACATGACGTAGTTTTCAAACAGCCCATGGGAGAATATGAAGATTGTGATGTATACAAGTTTGAAGGATTTAATAAAGCAAAGCCTATTCCTGCAGGTAACTGGTACGAAGGTGCTAGGGCATATAGAATAACACCGGCGGGTGCAAGGAAGATTATCAACTGGGTACACACCAACGGCGCTATGCCTTCGGATTGGATGCTATGCGACGGAATCGTTAAAATGCAGTTTGATAAGTATAATAAAGTTACATATAAAACAGAAGTTAGTTTTACAAAGGACCTATCATGAAACGTATGATTTATCAAGTAGCAGTTGGCGCCCAAAGCCAATTGTATTTACACTGTATCGAAAGTGTATCGCAGTACTGCAAAAAATATAACATCAAGCACATAGTACAATACGAGCCTATACTTAAAATTAGACCAGACATGGCAGTAACTGGCCGCAGTAAAGAAGCAGTTGAACGCTTAGGTTACATGCCCATTTACGAAAAAGAAAACGCATTTTCGCACTTACACGAATATGATCAAGTAGCCATAGTTGATAGTGACATTTATATTAGATCAACTGCTCCAAATATATTTGAAGACTTAACAAGTGAGTATGCGTTTGGTGCAGTAGCAGAGCGTGAACTGCCTTGTGGTAAAAAGTATAAAAGTAAAATTAGAAAATATTCAAAAGCCGCATTTGAAAATCTTACAGATGTAGATTGGAAATGGAATGCACTTGGTGCTGAGTTTTACAATATGGGGATGATGGTTATTAATTGCCAAAAGTTTCTACCATACTTAAATGGCCAAACAGCAGAACAGTTTATACGTAGACCAGAGTTTAAAGACTTTGTAGACGGCATTGGTTACCGCAAATGGTCAACAGATCAAATGTTGCTTAACTACTGGGTTAAGAAAGAAAAGATTGCTACACTTAATATGGACTGGCGGTGGAACGGATTATTCAAAGGAATTGAAGATAATCAAATTCCCAAAGCATACTTTGTACATTTTTTCTTAAAAGATTTGTTACCACAAAAAGGCGAAAACGTATCAGACTTAATGAAGATTATAAACTAATGACACACATAGTAATGAGAGCATATAGCACTATAAAGAAAAACTTTCATTATGGTGCACCTGGTCTAGGAGATAGAATACATGCTGTATTAGTAGCATACAATTATGGGCTAATGGAAAACACTCCTGTAACTTTACATCTTACAAAGTATCAATGGAATAGACACAAGCCAGAAAGTTGGCCAGAAATAGTAAGTTTATTTCCTAAAGGAAGTGTTGCAATTATGCCACACCTTGATTGCGAACCTATAGATAATTTAGACTTTGTAAACTATGTAAGACACACATACGACGGGCATGCACAGATTTATGCAGATCACCCACAGAGATTTGAACCAAAAGAGGGTATTGATCTTACACCGTATCTAAGATACTTTCCGCAATTAGACGCAGAGCCACAAGACATTAAACTTCCTAAAAAGTTTGTTACAGTACAGTTTGACAGTACGTCTAAGAAACGTATGATTAAACCTAAGCAACGTCAAGCAATACTAGACAAGTATAAAGACTATGAAATAATTGTAGTAGGCGGTGAGTCAAAAGACATATTATTAAGAGACAGTTTAAAACATATTGCATACGCTATGTCAAAGGCAACTTATCATGTTGGCGTTGACAGTGGCTTCTTGCATATGTCACAAGTTTACTTTGCCCCAGAGAACATTCACATATATACACTGAGCCCTAAGGACCGCTGGAGTCATCACATGCATAGGGCTAAAGATAACGGGATTAAAATTAATGATGGTATCAATTGAAGTATCTGTTGGAGAATTATTTGACAGGATTACAATACTTCGAATTAAACAAAAGAAATTAACAAACGCAAGTCAACTTGCTAACGTTAATAAAGAGTTAACATCTTTAGAAGAAAGAGCATTTACTGACAACCCAGAAGTTAATGTATTGGTAGAACAACTACAAGAGATTAACGAAGCGTTATGGGATATTGAAAACGGAAAACGTAAGTGCGAAGCTGATAAAAGTTTTGGATCAAAGTTTGTAGAACTTGCTAGAAATGTTTATATTAAGAACGACGATCGTGCAACAATTAAAAAATTAATTAATGTAATTACAAAGTCAAACATAGTTGAAGAAAAGGATTATACACGGTATGACACTTAAAAAACTTTTTATACATATACCAAAAAATGCAGGGTGTACAATTAGACTTAACAAAGAGTTAAAAAATAAAATAATTGATGCAAGCCCCAAGACACATATTAGCAAAGCATACACAGCGTCTCTTTTAGATACAATGAATACACTGGGAGACCATCACGGGCATGCACATGCACGTTGGAGAGATTTTAGAGGAGATCTAAGAGCGAACCATCAAGCATTTACTATTGTTCGAAATCCTTGGGCAAGAGTAGTATCTAGATATTTCTTTGCTAAAAAAGTAATCGAAGTTGAAAAGACAACTCCAACAGATTATGCCGACATATCATCTTTTGAAGCATTTTTAGAAGAACGACATAAGTGGGGTGGTAAAGAATTTATGTGGCACCGAGCAGTTAGGGGATGGTATAATCAAATTGATTATGTTACTGATGAAAATAATAATCTCCGTTGCGACATTTTAAGACAAGAAAAACTTAGTAACGATCTTCCTAAGTATTTAGACTTACCTAGTATGCCACGGTCTAGAAATGTTACTGGCTTAGTTGATTCATACAAAGACGTTTACACTCCGCAAACAATTCAAATTGTTGCCGATTGGTATAAAAAAGATATAGAGTATTGGAACTTTGATTTTGATACAACTGCAAGGAAAAACATATGGGCTGGAACAGTTACAAATTAGTTACGT